AGATGTTCCGCGACGGAGTCCTCCTCCTCGAGGGCAAGGACCGGCGTGCGGGGGGCACCCGGTGACCGCCGACCTGTGGGACGCCCCCACGGACGAGCCGGACAGCCTCGGTCCGCAGCGCCCCCGAGACCTGGACGCCGAACGCATCGTCGTCGCCAACGTCATGCAGCAGCCCTCGCTTATCGACGACATGGCCGCCGACTTCGACCCCGCGGACATCACCGACGACCGCCTCCGCTGGACCTGGCACGCCGTCGACGAGATCCGCCAGACCCTCACCGGATCCGAGATCCGCTACGAAGCCGTCAACGCCCAGCTGCAGGCATGGCGAGCGTCCGGCTACCTCCCGATCGTCCCGCTGACCCGCGACCAGCTCAGCGACCTGTACAGCCACGCCCAGCCGGGCGCAACCAGCTGGTACGCGGCCAGCATCACCAAGAAGGCCAAGGCCGCCCGTCTCGTCGCCCACGGCTACGACGCCATCACCCGCGGCCGATCCGCAGCCTTCGACCCCGACGAGGACGTCCCCGCCGCGCAAGCCCAGCTTGACGGCGTCCTCGGCACCATCGAGCAGGCCGACATGGCCGTCGTCGGCGATCTTCTGGCCGGCAGCCTCGAGCGGGCCGTCACCAAGCCGACGACCGAGAACCGCATCCCCACCGGGTTCATCGACCTCGACCTCCTGCTGTCCGGCGGCTGGGCCCCCGGCCAGATGATCGTCGTCGGCGCCCGCCCCGCCATGGGCAAGACCACCTTCGCCCTCGGCCTCGCACGAGCCGCCGCGGTCAAGCACGGCATCCCGACGCTGTTCCAGTCCCTCGAGATGAACAAGGAAGACCTCGCCGACACCCTGCTGTGCGCCACCGCGCAGGTCGCCCTTCACCACCACAAGCAGGGCACCGTCGACCCCGCAGGACTGACCCGTCTCGCGAAGGCCGCCGGCCAGGTACGCCCCGCCCCGCTGCACATCAACGAGACCGGGCACCTGTCCGTGCCGCTCCTGCGCAGCCAGGTCCGACACCTCGTCCGCACTGCTGGCCTGCGTCTTGTGATCGTCGACTACCTGCAGCTGATGTACGCCCCCAAGTCCGAGAACCGGCAGCAGGCCGTCGCCGACATGTCCCGCCAGCTGAAGCTCATGGCCAAGGAGTTCGGGATCACGATCATCGTGCTGGCCCAGCTCAACCGCGGTCCGGAACAGCGCACTGACAAGCGCCCCCAAGTGTCCGACCTTCGAGAGTCCGGAGCGATTGAGCAAGACGCCGACATCGTGGTCCTGCTGCATCGCGAGGACGCCTACGAACGCGACTCCCCGCGGGCCGGCGAGGCCGACCTCATCGTCGGCAAGCACCGCGGCGGCCACCCCGGCGACATCACCGTCGCCTTCCAGGGCCACTACGGCCGGTTCGTCGACATGGCCCCGGAGGCGTGATGACTGAGCTCACGCCCGAGGACATCGCCGCCGCCCGCGCCGAGGGCGAGGGTGAAGTCGTCGCCCTCCTGCTGCTGGCCGCCGGGCTTCCCGTCAACGTTCCGAGGCAGCGTGCCAGCAAGCCCGCCGCAGCGTCCGACAACGTCCACATCGCCTACCCCGGCGCCTGGCCCACCGGCACCAGCCGGCCCGCCCCGGTACCCGCCCCGACCGGCCCGCAGATCGACGCCGCACTCACCGACTACCGCTGCTGGCTCGTCGACGACCGACCCGCCGCCAGCAGCAAGTGCCCCTGCCCCGGCTGCACCCCAGGAGGGCTCACATGACGGACAGCTGCCCCAACTGCCTCGAGCGGGACATAGAGCCCGCCCTGGAACGGCGCCGCGGCCAGGCCACCCGCCACGGCTACCAGTGCCCCCACTGCGGCCAGCAGTGGATCACAGACCGGATCGACTCCGCATACCGCGCCCAGCCGGACGCCGCATGACCGCCGTCCACGCGGCCCGCTACACCGCCGCCCTCGACGGCACCGAATGGCACCAGCCCATCCCCACCCGCCGACAGGCATCCCGCCAACGTCGAAAGGCAGCCCGATGACCCTGCGCGCCGCAGCGACCCTCGCCGCCTACATCGCCACCATCCCCGCAGCCAACCTCGCCGTCACCCACATCGGGCTCGTCCCCGCCGGCCTCGGCTACACCGCCCCCGCCGGGGTGTACCTCGTCGGCCTCGCCCTCGTCCTGCGTGACCTGGCCCGAGAGGCTGCCGGCCGGGTCGCGGTCGTTGTCGCGATCGCCTTCGGTGCCGCCCTGTCCTGGTGGCTTGCCGATCCCGCGCTGGCCGTCGCCTCGGCCGCCGCGTTCGCCATCGCCGAAACGATGGACTTCGCCGTCTACGAGCCGCTGCGACAGCGAGGGCTGCTGATCGCGATGGCCGCCTCCAACACGGTCGGGCTCCTCGCCGACAGCCTGATCTTCCTGTGGCTCGCTTTCGGCAGCCTTGCCTACCTCCCCGGCCAGCTGCTCGGCAAGGCGTGGATGACACTTGCTGCGGTCGCCGTCATCGCGGTCATCCGGCGGCGGGCCCAGCCGGTGGCCGCGTAATGGCCGAGACGGGGACGAGGTTCTACCTCGGGACCCACATGCCGAACTGGCTCGCCACCTCCGACATACCGCTGTTCATCTCCCGCAACCGGCTCAAGACCCGTAAGACCTTCCCCCGGGCTCGCGCTCCTTGGGCGCTCGACTCCGGCGGCTTCACCGAACTTCAGCGACATGGACGGTGGACCGTCAGCCCCGAGGTATACGTCACCGAGGTCCGCCGCTACGCCGCCGAGATCGGCAACCTCGAATGGGCCGCCCCGCAGGACTGGATGTGCGAAGAGGTCGTCATCCGCGGCGGCGTGCTCAACGGCATGACATTCCACGGCACTCGCGAAGCCCGCGGCCTCGGCCCGCTCGACCCCGAGCAGGACCTGACGACCGCGGTCCGCATCCACCAGAGGTACACGGTCGACAACTACCTCAAACTCCGGCAGCTCGCCCCGGACCTGCCGTTTATCCCCGTCCTGCAAGGACAGAGCCTTGAGGACTACATCCACTGCGCCCACCTGTACGCCGCCGCCGGCATCGACCTCGCGGCAGAGCCCGTCGTCGGACTTGGATCCGTCTGTCGACGACAGGCCACTGACGAGATCCGGCAGATTGTCCAGCACTTCGCCAGCCAGGGCCTCAGGCTTCACGGCTTCGGCGTGAAAACGCAGGGCCTCGGCGCCTATGCCGATGACCTCACGTCCGCCGACTCCATGGCCTGGTCGATGGACGCCCGCCGTTCCGACCCGCTGCCCGGCCACACGCACAAGAACTGCGCGAACTGCCCCGACTGGGCGTACCGCTGGCACCGCCGGATCGTGCGTCAACACCTCACCCCGGCCGCCTGAACAGCAGGACGCCCGCCCCGAGGCTAGCGGGGCGGGCGCCCCACCAGCCTCTCACGAACGGAGAACCCGATGGCCACCTACACCAGCCGCACCGTCACCAGCGCCCGCCGTGAATGGATCGTCCCAGCCGCCCAACCGTGGGGCGCCTCCATCGGAGACATCAACGCCGCGACCGCGGCAGCCTGCCAGGCCTACCGGGAACAGCACGGCATCGCCGACACCACACCCCTCGCCGACGACGCCCTCCGCTTCCACACCAGCGACGACGAGATCGTCATCAGCTTCACCGTCGAGGCCGAGCAGTGACCGCGCCCGCCCGGCCGGTGCTGACAGCCCTGCAGCAGGAAGTCCTCGAGCTGGCTGCCGAGGGCTACACCTACCGGCAGATCGGGCGCTGTCTGGGCATTACCCCGTCCGCCGCCAGCAACCGCGCCGAGCACGCCATACGGAACCTGGGTGCGACGAGCATCGCCAACGCTGTCCTCCTCGCCTGCCGGGCGGGGATCCTCGACGGCCGGCCACAACGCCACGGCGACCACGCCGGGTACGAGGCGCACCGCAAGCGCGGCGAGACCCCGTGCGAGGCATGCAAGGCCGGGGAGCGGGAGCACCGCAGCCGCTGCAAGGGCCGCCAGAGGGCCCAGACGCCCGCCTCCCGGCCCTAGCGCCCGAATCGGCACCCGTTTACGTCCGGGCCTCTGAGAGCCCCTCAGAGGCCCCGTACAGCGGTCCACCACCCCAACCGACCGAAAGGCCCGACATGTCCGCCACTGACACCACCGTCGCCTACCGCGACCCCGACCGACCCGCCGTCCTGCTCTGCCGCGAACACGGCGGCGGCTACTGGGAACTGGTCCCCGTCACGTCCGAGGACCTGCCCGACGGTGGCATCTGCACCTGGATCGACTGCGGCACCGACGTGCTCATCTCGCCCGCCCCGTCCGCCTGACCCGTCCCGCGCGCACAAGGAGAAGCCCACATGACCGACATCGCTGCAGACCTGCCCGCCGAGGCGGTCCCCGGCCGACGCGTCTCGTTCACCTACCACCGGGACCTGCATCACCCCGATGCCGTTGCCGGGCTCCGCGATATGGCCCGCCAGTCCGGCGGCAAGTGCGGCTGCGGCGAGCCCACCGATCCGGGTGTCGTACACCGTCCGGCGCTTCCCTGCCACCTGCCGGAGCCGCGGCGCCGTCTCACCGAGCTGGAGCACACCGCCGCCTGGCACGCGATCGAGGGCACGGCCGGGGAGGA